TAAACGCGGCCGGGGCCTGGGCAGTGACGCGGCGAATCTCGCCAGCATCGAAGCGGCCGCCGTGGGCCTCCACCGTTTTCAGATCGGTTAAACCGGATTTAATGGTGGCCACAACGGCATCTTGAATCTGGTTAAGGGTGGTCATTTCGGCATCACCTCCAGCTGGATGAAGTCTTCCACCAGCTCCAGCAGGTCGACTTCGTTTTCAATGGACAAGCCCAGGTATTCACGGGCCGGGATATCGCCCCAGGGAATGGGGCCGTTGCGGCTGGTGCGCCCAAAGGCGCCCTGGGCGGCGCCGTGTTGCATGGTGCCGGCATAGATCAAGGGGGAGCCGACCAGGATCTGATCGCCCTGGATATCGAACTGGACGGACTCCAGCAGGTCACCTTCGCCCTGCAGCAAGCTGTGGCCACCGTGGCGGGTGGCGGCGTGGGTGTCTGACCATTCTGGCCAGGCGATCCCCTCGGGGCTTTCCTTCTCGAATTCAATGCGCCGCTTGGTTTGACTCTCCAGCTCGGCACCCAGCCCCTGCTTGAGTTCATCCAGGGGCGCGCCAGCCATGCGGCTGACGGCCTTCTGGATTCGCTCCAGGGCGCGCAGATCGACCAGGACGCCGGCACTCATGTCAGGTCGCTCAGGTTCCTGCGGTTGAAGCGGCGGGGATTACTGATCAGCCGGGCCCGGCCGCTGGTGGTTTTCGGCGGCTTGGGCATGCCCAGGCTGGCATCGCCTTTGCTCAATGCCTTGAGAAATTTGATGGCATCTTCATAGCGCTGACGGCGTTCATCGGTGGCCTGGGCCGCATCCACGGACAAGCGATAGACGGCGATGTCTGCACACAGACGGACCAGGATGTCCGGCACCGTGGGCAGTGGCATGGTGTAGCGGGCCGCTATCCATCCGTCGATCTCGGCGCTGGCATCTTCCAGGGCCTGAGTGATGACGTCAGCGTCCAGCAGGTTGTCCATGTCCCGGTCGGCAATGATCAGCAGATCATCTTCCGAATAACGCTCCTGCAGATCCGCCTGGGTGGCATAAGGCATGGTTAGTCACCCAGCTTGCAGCGCCGCACGATCAGTTCCGGTTCATCTTCCAGAGCCTGGACCTGTTCGTCGGTGAAGTTCTCCAGCGCGACCTTGCGGGCCTGGCGCCCCCATTTCCAGCCGGCCCGGAAAAAGCCGCTGGCACTGCGGGTCATCACCTCCAGGGCCTCGGCATCAGGATCCTGCGCGGGATTATCATTCTGCTGGCTGGCGCCCTGGTCTTTGGGGTCGGCCTGGTCTTTGCCATCGCCACCGGGTTGGCTGGGGTTATCCTTGGCCGGCTCCTGGGTCGGCTTGTCGCCTGCAGGCGGTTGCGCAGTGGTGGCGCCTGCCGGCTTGTTGTCCTGGGTGTCATCCTTTGCCTGGCTGCTGGCGCTGGACTTGCTGGTGCGATTCGCCGGGCGCTTGGCCGGCGCTTTCTTCTTCGCTGCCATCTGTATTGCTCCAGTTTATGAATGAAGCCGGTTAACCAGAATTGTTATTGATCCGCTGTCCACCGGCAGGTCACGGTTATGGGGGTCATCCTTGAAGGGGGGGGAAGAAAGGGCGCCGTCCTGGCGCCCTTATCGGCTGCCTCTCAGCGGTTAGCCGGTGCCGGTGCTGCCCCAGGCCATCTGCCAGAAGCCATACCCGCCAGCGGCGCGAGCCTCTGCGCCAAACTTGTACATTTTGCGGTTAAAGACATCGTCAGAGTTCATATCGAACTGGTTGACGAATACCGGCTTTTTGCGCGGCTGGTAGATGAACGGCTTCACCGGCTTGCTGGTATCCAGCAGGAACCAGGCGGTGTCTGACTCCAGCCAGTCACCCACCACCACTTCACAGGCGCCCTTGTACAAGTTGGGCTTGCCGTCCTCCAGGCGATCCACCGTCATCAGGGCTTTGGCGTCGTCTTCCAGTGCCGGCGGCACCAGCAGCACGGTGGGTTTGATACCCAGCGGCCGGCCGTCGTCATCCTTGAAGTTGCGCATCGCGGTGCGTGCAGCGCCAAAGCTCGCTTTAGCAGCAGCCTGCGTGGCAATAGACAGGGCTACGGTGCCCTTGTTGGAGACGGTGCCTTTACCCACCGGGTGATCGGTGTCAAAGAAGTACTGGCCGTCAAAACACTTACTGGTGAAGGCTTTGTTAACGACTTCGTAAACGATTTCATCCGGCAGCTGCTTGGCAGAGAAACCCGCCATTTCTGCCTGGGGCTTAACAATGCCCAGGTTATCGTCCTCGATGTCGTTGCGGTCCACTTCCACCGTGGCTTCCCAGTCTTCGTTAACCACGGTGTAGGTGTGGCCTTCCAGCTTCTTGATCGTCTTGTCACCGATCCAGCGGCGCATGCGCGGAAAGTTCTTGAGCCACTTGTAGCTGTTTTCGCTGCCGGTGGAAGGAACTTCCATCGCGATTTTCTGCCAGGTGCTTTCTGCAGAATCGAACGCCTTGTGGAACGTGGTTTTTAGGTTGCGGAAGATCTCCGCAAGAGAGGCTTTATTGATCAGCATGGGTAGCTGCTCCTATTTGTCCAGGGAAGGAAACCGGGCGCCTTACAGCACCCAGATCCCGTCTTCGTCGATTTCCACCACGGTGCCGGCCGGGGACAGGGTGCCGGCGCCATCGGTGGCGGCCACGGTCTCGTCGTCCTCGATGTAGCAGGTACGCCCCAGACCGGCCTGGCCGATCGGGTCGCCGGCGCTGTTTTCCCACTTGAAGGCTTTACCCCGGCGAACCAGGACAGACTTGTCACCATCGGCGCCGTCGGTGTTGTCCGCGTCTTCTTCGGCGCGGCCGAAAGCGACCAGGCCAGTGGCAGCGGCGCCACCCTGGCCAAAGCCACTGGCAGCGATGACAAACAGGGCCCCGGCGTAAACCTTGGCCCCGGCGGCGAGCGGCACGGGGACCAGTTCGCCATCCTTCAGGGGGGTGTTGCGTGCTTGGTTCAGCATTGTTGCTTTCTCCTAGTTGCTGCGGGGCTTACGGCCGGGGTTACTTGCCGTATTTCTCCAGGTCTTCAGCGCTGTTGCCGAACACATCGGCCAGCTGCTGCTGTTCCTGATTCAGGGCGGTGTCCTTGTCGGAATCGGGTTTGCGGTGGCCCAGGTTGGTGTCATCACCAACGGCCGGCGCCTTCTCCACAAACTCCTTGAAGCGATCCAGACCGCCTTCCTGGCGACACTGGGCGGTGTGGTATTCCACCGTTGCCGGTGTGATCTTGCCGGCATCCAGGGCGCTGTTGATGGCGGTCTTGATCTTGTCTTCCAGTTCATCCTGGTCCCGCTGGTCCAGCTTCTCCTGCAGGGAGTTAGCGCGGTTGATGGCGCTGTTGTAGTCCGCACGGGGGACATACTGGTCCAGGGACGGGGTGGCCTGGCTGTTGCGAGCGCTGGCCAGATCCTGTTCGGCCTGTTGCTTGGCCTGCTGCATCTGGTTGATGGCGGTGACGCCCTGTTCTTCGGTGGCGTCTTCCGGCAGGCCCAGGGCCTTGCGAATAGCGGCGGAAAGTTTCACGGGTTCATCCTCCTGGCGTCCCTGTTGGGACTGGTTGAGAGCGGTCAGGTAAAGATTGGGCTTGTTGGTCAGGCCGGCGGACGTGATGCGCACGATGCGGTTGCTGTCCTTGGTGTAGTCAAAAACCGGGCTGATGTAGCGATATTCGCGGGAAGTGACAGAGGCGTGGCCATCTTTGGTCCACTCCAGCCGGCCCCAGATGGCGCCGTCTCGCACTTCCAGATCCTTGATCCAGGCAGCGGCCGGGGCCTTGTCACCCTGGGGGGCTTTCAATTCGGTGGCGTGTTCCCAGTCCAGGACGATGTCCTTGCCCAGCTGCTGGGTCATGGCGATGACCTGCTGGGGCTCAGGGTTGAACCAGCTGCGGCCGTCGCGGCCTTCCACGACGTCGCCAGCGGGCAGCAGCTCCAGCCATTCCGGGGCGGTGCCGTCCTGGGGCAGTTCGATGTTGAGTGCCACAGTCAGACGGTCTGCGCTGTCATGACAGCGTGCGCGCATCAGCTGGGCCAGTTTCGGATCTGAGTACATGGGGCCAGATTAGTGGCCCCATAGCAGGGTGTCGGCCCTGAAGGTCTTCAGTTGTTTTGATGGGGGGTGTGTCGTGGCGGGCGGGGATTATTCCCTAAGTTGCGAAAGTTGACCAGTCACCCCCACCCGCGCAGCGTTTAATGGCCGTTTAAATTGCTTCTGACGCCTTTGGCGGGGTGCTGGTGGTGGCATCGTAGCGCCTGACGGCTTAGAAGGGCTTACAGGGCCGCTCAGGCGCTTTGCTATTTTCGGGTTACCGGGGGGGCATTTGCAGCTGCAGGGCCGACCACAGGTCACCGAACATTTCTCCTTCGGATTCCGGGGCATCCTTCTCTAGGGCTTCCAGCTGCTGTTCGGCATCGTCGGGCAGTGGATCCTGCTGCAGCAAAGCCAGGGCTTGTTCCAGTTGGGGGCTCATGTCCATTGCGGATTCCTCCTAGTTGTTCTTTATAGCAGTTTCCACCAGGTCATCGAAGTATTCGGCAACCTGGGGGGACCACTCGGCCAAGGCATCGCGATTCAGTAGCCAGGCGGCGAAGTGGTCGGCATGCCATTCGTAATCGTTGCTGTTGCCATAGATGGTCAGGCGCGGGGCGCCCACCGGGCGGCGGGGTGTGCCGGCCGCAAAGTGGATCTGGTGGCCCAGCTCATGCACAAAGGTGGCAATGGGCCCGGTGTCTTCAACGTCTGCGACACTGTCCACCGAAGCGCGGACGCTCCAGAGTGGCCGACCGGTTCGCTCCAGGGCGATGGCTTCGCGCACCCCAGCTGCCAGGTGTTCCGGGTTTGCCTTGGACAGTCGGGTGGCTGCCTTCACCTTGGTGACAACATGCTGGCCCTGGGTGAAAGTGAAGCCGTTGGTTCTGCTTGCCCGCCTGGTTGTGTACGCCAGGCGTGACCAGGCCGGCCAGTCATCACCCAGGAACTTTTCCACTTCGCCTTCAATGGCTTTGGCAGCCTTGTTACCGGCACTCATTTCTGAGGCTTTCACGAACAGGGCTTTTACCGGGCGGCGCTCCATCGCTTCCTGGATGCGGCCCAGCCTGCCCTGGATGCCCGGCACGCGGGACAGCACATCTTCCACGCCTTCCTGGGTGACGCCCTTGGCGGTGGAGAATACCGCCCCGGTGCCCTGGGGCCACACATGCCCTGCAGGCAACGGCTTTTCAATGGTCTTTTT